GGGGGGCAGCCGTTCTTCATATGGGGACAGTGAGTGATAGCAAGGGGTTTCGGGGTGTGTATATTTGAGGAGTGCAGATCATGCAGAGCTGCGCGGGCCTCTTACTCCCGTGGCGGGTTGAGGGGCCACAAAATTCTTCGATATGCTGCAGATACAGCGAATAAGCAAATGGCTGGAGATCTGCAGGAGTTACTAAGTGATCTGCATGCGAATCTTGCGCAGCACTTAAAAGACAAGCTGGACGAAGGAACGATCAATACAAGTGAATTGAATGTGCTGCGGCAGTTTTTGAAAGACAACCAAGTAAGTGCGCAGCCTGCAGAAGGAACACCGTTTGGTGATCTAGCGAAGGCACTACCTGACATTGAGAATGTGGTGTCCTTCAAGAGGAAGGCTGGTTAATGAAGAAGACGGCATGGCAGCCGCTACCCGAGCCGTTTAACGAGGACTTCCGGTATTTCTTGGTGGTGGTGTGGCGGCACTTGCAGCTGCCTGATCCGACACCAGTGCAGCTGGACATTGCGGAGTACATGCAGCACGGACCCAGCCGGCGGATCGTTGAGGCGTTCCGGGGTGTGGGTAAGAGCTGGATGGCTGCGGCCTACACGCTGTGGTTGTTGAGGAACGATCCGCAGAAAAAGATCATGGTGGTGTCGGCCAGCAAGGTGCGGGCTGATGACTTTGCGCAGTTCTGCCTGCGGTTGATCAGGGAGATGCCGCTGCTGCAGTGCCTGGACCCAGACCGGGATGACCAGCGCAGTGCAAGCAATCGTTTTGACGTGCGTCCCGCTATACCTGACCAGAGCCCGTCAGTGAAGTCTGTAGGGGTGTTCGGCCAGCTGACCGGGTCGCGTGCGGACCTGATTCTTGCTGACGACACCGAGGTTCCCAACACCAGCTGGACCGTAAGCATGCGGGAGAAGTTGATCTCTTGCGTCGGTGAGTTCAACGCCATCCTGAAGCCGGGCGGCGAAATCATGATGCTGGGCACGCCCCAGACAGAAGAGAGCATTTACAACAAGCTGCGCATGCGCGGCTATGACTGCCGGATCTGGCCGGCCCGGTATCCGAAAAACCCGGCCAAATACGGCGACTGTCTCGCGCCGATGATCCTGGAGTCCTGTAAGGACAGCACGAACCAGCCGACAGACCCTGGCAGGTTCTCTGACCTGGACCTTCTAGAGCGCGAAGCGTCCTACGGACGCTCCCAGTTCACCCTGCAGTTTCAGCTGGACACGTCTCTGTCCGACTTGATGCGGTTCCCGCTGCGGGTACAGGACTTGATCGTGTTGGAGGTGGATGACCATGCACCGGAAAAGGTGGTGTGGTCGTCAGGCGCCGAGTACCGCATCACCGATCTGCCGTCGGTTGGCTTTAGCGGTGACTACTACCACCGCCCGGCGTTTATCCATGGCGAATGGCTGGAGCTGGATGGCTGCGTCATGTTTGTTGACCCGTCAGGCAAGGGCAGCGACGAGACGGCTTACGCAATCGTGGGCCAACTCAACGGCAACCTCTACGTCTTGGAGGTGGGTGCGTATGCAGAGGGCTACACCGACGTCGTTCTGGAGGGCCTAGCAAAGGCTGCAAAGCGCCGGAACGTCAACTTGATCCTCCTGGAGGACCAGTTCGGCCAAGGCATGCTGCAGAGCCTCCTGCAGCCCTTTCTGCGGGAGCACCATCCCTGCACGATTGAGCCGGTGCGCAGCAACGTGCAGAAGGAGCGGCGCATCATCAACGCCCTGGAGCCGGTCATGAACCAGCACCGGCTGGTGATCAACCGCTCAGTGATTGAGCAGGACAGCCGCGGCCGGGATGACGAATCAGTGGAGACGTCTCTGGCCTACCAACTGTTTCACCAGTTGACCCACATCACCGTAGAGCCCAAATGTTTGCAGCATGATGACCGCCTGGATGCACTTGCGGGTGCCATCCAGTATTGGAATGAGTCGCTGGCTATTGATGAAGACCGAGCAATCAAGGAGCGCCAAGCCGAGCTATGGGACCTGGAGCTTGAGGCGTATATGGGAAACCTTGAGGGTGCGCTTGATGCAAAGGTATTGGGGATACCGTTGGATCAATTGGGGAGATCCGATGCAGAAGAGTGGATCCAACTTGCAGGTCGATAAGCCACGGGCTTACGTCGTGCGGTTGCCGGGTTCATTTCTTGGTGAATGGGGCACGTTGAACGCCAATGCGTTTCAAACCGTGGTTGTTGCAACTAGCCCTGAGAACGCATTTGAGATCGCCAGCGTTACTGACACCTGGCAACAGCTACCTTTCCCGGTTGAGACCTGTCAGGTGTTTCCGAAAGACGTGCCATGAGAGATGACAGCCAATGGCCGCCGCTGGATGAATCAATCCTCAAGCGTTTAGAAGAGCAGTACCCAGAAAAATGTCCTGAGCCGGACTGGACTGATCGTCAGATTTGGCTTTATGTAGGTCAGCGCAGTGTGGTGCGTATGTTGCGCGCCGTTTATTCTGAGCAAAACAACGAGGACTGATCATGTGCGGTGGTGGCGGACGCAGCGGCAGAGATCGAGCAGCTGAAGAAGCCGCGCAACAACGCCATGAAGAGCAGATGCAACTGCAGCGCGATCAAATGGCGCAGCAGCAACAGCAGTTTGAAGCGCAGCAGGAATTAGCTCAGCAGCAATATCAAGATTCTCTGGCGCAGATCGCTGCGTCGACAGGTGGTGGTGGCGCACCCCCGGCCAACCCCATTGCACAGGTAGCTCCGCCGCCTCCAGCAGTTGCGCAAGCGCGCATGCCCAACGCCACAGCAGATCCTCTTTACAACAGCAGTGCCGCAGCACCACAGTCGTTGGCAATCGCACCGCGTCGCCTACAGGCAGGCTCTGGTCGCCGTCGTTTTAGGAATCCAGTCAACGTGGCTGGTGGCGCTGGTGGTCTCAACATTCCGGCTTGATAAATGCGCCTAAATCTGACGAGCAAGGTTGATCGGCAACCCAATGACTACGGCATGGGTCGCCATTCGGCAGCTGATCGCTACGAGCAACTGTCCGGCAGCCGCTCGCCATTTCTGCAGCGCGCCCGTGATTGCGCCAAGGTCACGCTGCCAGGCCTAATACCTGACGACAACTACGGCGAACACGGCAGCTTTAAGACGCCGTATCAAAGCCTGGGTGCACGCGGTATTAACTACTTGGCGTCGCGCTTGTTGATCACACTGTTCCCGCCAAACAGTGCGTTTTTTAAGCTTGAGGTCGACAGTCTTGCGCTTCGGGTAGAAGAAGCCGGGCCTGAAATAAAGACAGAACTCGACACGGCCCTGGTCAAAGTCGAGCATGCTGTCATGCAAGTCATGGAGGTGGCCAATGGTCGAGCCTCAATGCACGAAGCTTTCAAGCATTTGCTCGTCGGCGGCAACGCTCTGCTCTACGTCTCCGACGAAGGAATCCGAGTTATTCACTTGGATCGCTATGTGCTTTGCCGTGATCCTATGGGTCACGTCACTGAGATTGTGGTTAAAGAAGAGGTCTACCCGGAGGCTCTCCCGGCAGGTTTCTACGATGAAGACGAGGGTGATGAGGACGATGAATACAGTGATGAGCCCTCGAAAAAGACGCTAGCGATCTACACCTGCGTCAAGTTCTACAACGGCGAGTGCCACTGGTATCAAGAGTGCAAAGGCAAAGAGATCCCCGGCACTCACGGCAAGTCGTCTGAAGAGAACAGCCCCTGGATTCCACTCCGCTTTGATCGCGTCGACACCGAAGAGTACGGTCGCAGCTACACCGAGCAGTACTACGGCGACCTGCTGGCGCTGGAATCGCTGTACCAGGCAGTCTTAGAAGGCAGTGCGGCCGCGGCCAAGGTGCTGTTTTTGGTCAACCCCAATGGCACCACGCGGCCACGGACCCTGGCTAGCGCAGCCAACGGCGCCATCGTCCAGGGCAACGCGGCAGACGTCACCGTTATCCAGTCGCAGAAGGGTCAAGACCTGCAAATTGCTAGCGCCACCATCGATCGCATCGAGTCGCGCTTGCAGTTTGCGTTCATGCTCAACACTGCGATTCAGCGGCCTGGCGAACGTGTGACCGCCGAAGAGGTGCGTTACATGAGCCAAGAGCTTGAGGCTTCTATCG